TACTAACTACAGAAAAAACTAATGTTCTGCGGGGTAAAACAAAAAAAGAAGACGTAAGTCAAAGAGCAGAAGCTGAGATAAAGAGTAAAAAGCTTATTCCAGAGGAAGTGCCTGAAGGTGAGAAAACTCTAGCTGATGCTATACAAGAGAAAAAAGCTGAGGCCTCACAAGAAGCATTAAACCCTGCGGCGTTGTTTGACACAGCAGAAGAGAAAAAAGACGCTGTTATTCCGCCAATAAAAGGAGAGCTTGTCGCGGAGAAGGGCGTTACCAATTTAGTACGTGGTACGCTACAAGAGCCCGGCTATAAAGGCAATCTGCTTCTTGAAGCAGCGGCTATGCTCCAAGATATTCTTGCTGCCCCTGAGGGCGGTATTCAGAGATTAGCTGGCAGAGAAGGCATTGGTGCGCAGCTACCATCCAAAGGTACGGCTAAGACAACCAAAGCGCCTAAGAGTCCTGCTGGTCCGCGTAGTCCAGAACAGATTGAGCAAGAGCAAGAAGCGAAGCTACCTACAGAAAACACCGTAGGTAATGTGCGTAAGACTCTTACTAGCACACCCGGCCTGCGTCGGCTGGCTACCGTATTTGCCAATAGCCGCTACCCCATCAAGGTATGGGAGGATGCATTGCAACGCGCCAAGAAAACGATTGACGCTGGCCCAACGCTAAATAACATATACACACAGATTACATTGTCTATCGGTAAGGCACGTGATCTGTACCTAACTCATGTAGAACGCCCAGCCTCTGAAATGCAAAATGCATTGGGCGAATACATGAAAGCATCTGCTATTGACTCGCAAAAAGCCCTTGCTAGGTTACATACATACTTCATGGCGTTGCATGAGCCAGAACGTCGGGCAATTAAATATCTATTGAATGTGCCACTGAGCACTACGCCCGTCAAGATCGGTAACCAGACTATTGCCCCATCAGATTTCCGTGAACAAGCTATTTCGGCGGTGGATTCAGGGACATTGACTCCTAAGCAACTAAAGACATTACGCACTGCGTTAGATGGCGTAGTAAAAAGTTATGTTGACCCCGCTGGTGTCAGCCCCGCTGGATACAAATCCACAGACGTAAACTCTACTGAGTACAACGTCATAGGAGAGTTGTCTCCTACAGAAGTTAAGGCTATCAAGGATAAGTTTGATAGTGACCCTGCCAAAGCACAGGCAGAAAAAGTAATTGCTGCAATGCGGCAATTGAACGATGCTACGAAGACCCTGAACCAGATGGCTAACTATTGGTCGGCCCCTGTTCAGAGTCGCGTGGACTTTTACAACTGGCAAAACTACATCCCATTCAAAGGTAAGGAAGTTGCTGGTGCACAGGACGGGATGCTTGACTTTGATGTTCTCAAAACAAGAAAAACATTTGCCGATAAATTGCAGGATTACCAAGCCTCGTTTGAGGGTCGTGAGTCATGGTCAGACAACTCGCTTACTCAAGTAATGAGCGATGCCACACGCGCTGCAATGCGCGCTGGACGTAAAGACCTCACGCTGTCTATCAAGAATGCAATTAAGCAGGGCTTGCTGATCGGTGATATCAATAAGCTACCCGGACTGGATGGCAAGTCAATTCCGTTTGCAGATCGGGACAAGATTGATTTGAGTTCGCTCAAGGGTGAAACCACTATCTTCCACTACAACGAAGACGGTAGTATTGACATCCTGCAAGTACGCGATGAGAACCAGCGTAACGCTATCCGTCGTACCTACCAGCAGTCAAACCCGCTGATTGATATGCTCAATCAGGTTACAAGCGGTATTGGACAGTTCCATACTCGGTACAACATTGCGTTTGCGCCGATGAACTACTTCCGAGACGCACTAACCAATGCATTTGCGATTGGTACTGAAATGGATAAGGCAACTGCGGCCCAGTATATTGGTGCAGTGGCTTCACAAGTAGTCAACGGCGGTATGTGGAAAACATGGAATATTGCTAGGCTGTACAACGAAGGCAAGATGGATGAGCTTAAAGCTTACATTGCCAAGGATAAGTCTGGCTTTGCCCAAGACGCTATGGAGTACATAAAGGCAGGGGGCATGGTGTCTTACCTCCAAGGCGTCTCCACCAAAGGTACGTTCAAATCACTTCAACGCGATATCAACTCAAGCAATCCAAAGAAGGCCCTTGATGGCATGAGTAAATTCTTTGATGCTTATACCGATATGTTTGAATTGTCCAGTCGTACTGCGGCCTATCGAGTTACTCGTAACAAAATGATTGCTGAAGAGAAACTATCTCCAGAAGCAGCTCAAACACGCGCAGCAGCCTACGTTAAAAACCTTGCCAACTTTGAACAGTCTGGTGAGTGGGGTCGGGGCGCAGGAGCGTTCTTTATGTTCTTCCGTCCAGCGGCAACCGGAGCCCTTCGCGCCATTGAGACCCTTGGACCTATGCTACGCAGCACCGATGCGGCAATTGCTGATTTACCGCCTGAAGTTCGTAAAGATAAGAAGGCTGTAGAGGAGTTCCGTAAGAGCCATGAGAAGCAGGGTAAGAACGCTCAAGCAATGACTATGGCATTGGCTGGGTTTGGTGCGGCTATGTACCTGATGTCTATGGCTTTGTCAGATGACGATGACTACGGGCGCAACCGCACTGCTACAGATGATATCAACCGCTGGTCACGCTACGCTCGGTTCTTTATCCCCGGCATGGAAAACCCGATACAAATTCCTTGGGGTTACGGCTTGGGAGCATTTGCCGCAGCGGGCGGGCAAGTCATGGGTATGGCGACAGGCAATGCCTCATTGAAAGATGGGATGTCTAACATCGTGTCGATTGGCCTAGATTCATTCTTGCCCCTACCTATATCGCGTATCAATATGCTGGATAACTTCCCAGCGTTCCTCATGGACTCGGCGCTGCCATCTGCGGCTCGTCCGTTCTTAGAGTGGCAAATGAATATGGATGCATTGGGCCGTGAGATTTATAACAACCGTCAGTCTCGTGTAGGCGATGCTTACACTGGTGGGGATAACATCCCTGAGTTGTACAAGTCTGCGGCACGTACATTGGCAGATGTCACCAATGGGGCTGTGGATGTAAGCCCGAATACGATGTACTTCTTCGCCAATAGTTATATTGACGGACTATCACGTGTGGCACAGACAGGTCAGAATATGCTGCTGCTTGGTGCGGGGGAGAAGGCATTTAATCCTAAGACTGACACGGTCTTGTTTGATAGCTTCTTTGGTGCGCCTTCTAACTTTGATGCTCGTCAGTTCTCTACTGTGGAGACGCAGGTAAAAGAGAAAGAACGCAAGCTAAATATGTTCAAGTCTAATCCTGAAAAGTATGCTGACTACACAGCAGCTAACCCGATGGATGAGTACCTCGTAAAAGAGTTTAACCACCTCGTAGGTGGCGAGTTACAGAAGCTGCGTAAAGAAGCTAATGACTATCGCAAGATGCCTAATTTGACTCCTAAAGAGCGTAAAGAGATGATTGACAATATCGTAGCTATGCAGAATATGACCAAGCAGCGCATCATAGAGACATTCAAGCTCTACGATGTAAACCCCTAACGCATACGCCACGCCCTGACGCCAAGGACCCCGTCCTTGGTTGTCGTAAAAGTCTTTACCCTAACACCTGCTTTCTTGGATGTGGTGTCCAAGATAAACATCATGTAGGCAGGGCGCATTGTAGGCACAAAGAAGCTATCCCCCACACCAAGCACGTGGAAGGGGAATATCCACTCAGGCTCATTCGGCGGCTGTATCGGTATCTGCTTGCTCATCTTTGAAGATTTGACTTACATCCATGACCACCTTGTAAGCTTGCACATTGGTTGACCCAAATGCTGCCTTCCACCCCGCTGCCATCTGCTTGCGGGATTTCTCTTTGAGGATGCCTCGCTTCTCCAACTCGTTCTCAAACCACGTGGGACTCAGCTTATGCAGCTTGAGATACTCCTTGACTGCGCTGGTAGACAGCCATATCACGCCCTCGTCTACATCAGCGGTGATGTTCAAGGCATTACGTGGCTCCATGACATGACGCCCATCACGGAACACCAATGCATTCTGAATGTTCTTGTTGATGAAATCACCCAGTACGCTTTCAGCCTTGGAGTTATCGTCCTCAGTCTTACCTTCGATCAGCCGCATGAAGCCGCCGCCTACAACGGAGAAGATACGGTCAAGGTCAAACTCAGTCAGGCCCATATTGTTGGTAATCTTGCCAGCAGCCTTGGTAGATGAGATCAGGTTAGACAGGAAGCGGTACTCTGCGTTCTTTGTGTACTCCTCACCTACGGCAAGGTACTCAGTCTTTAGGCGGCGCTTGAGTTCAGGTATACCAATCTTAAACAATTCAGGGATATAGAGCGGACCAGCATGACCATAGTTTGTCTTAAGAGTTTCAAACATCATAAGTCCACGCTCATCGGTCAACTCGTAGCCCGGAACCATTGGCTTATTGATAGTCGGCTCAAGGATACGCATCTCTTCTGCATTGGTGTCGCCCTTGTATGTGGACATCAACTCGCGCAGTCGGGTATTGGTGGTGATGATGGCAATGAGGCGGGTAATGTAGCTTGTCTCACGTTCTTGGTTGGCAGAGGACATCATCCGCAGCTTGGGTTGACCCGACGATATGTTGTAGGCCACGTGGGAAACTGTCTTTCCATCTGAGTTTGACTGCTCATCCAATCCGTAGGTAATGTTCTTGCAGGTAATCATCCGGTTAATCAGTGCGTTCTGCGTACCATCAAACACCGACAGGTTCTCAGGGTGTCCCCAAATACTCAGCGCACCATACAACGCGCCAGTCTTACCAAAACCTGACTTGCCGTACAGGGAGAAGATCACGCCGTTGACATTGGTAAACTCAATGAGGGGGCAAGCAAACCCGCAAAGCACCGTAAAGGCGTGCCACTCATAGCCGGGGTCGTTGAACATTTTCATGGACGCTTTCCAACCATCCAGCGTACCGCCCTGCTTAATATGCCTGACCACGTTCTTAGATATAGCGGAGGGTGGGCAGTGCCGTACATCTCCGTTTGCCATGTACTCGTCTGTGCCCAGCACAAATGACTCGTGGGAATCTGAAGTCCATCCTTGTTGAATTCTCATAACATCTGCTCTCTTAGTATTGGTTAAAAATGTAGACCACTTCATCAAGTAGCTTGCGATTCGGGGCGCACTTGAAGGCTCAAAGGTCACGCTATTGTTGGTAAGTATCTCTTTTAATTTGTCTATCGCAGCTACATAACGCAGGGGCATCATGAACTCGTGTGTACCGTCGTGAGGGAGTTCTACTCGTATAAGCAAGCACTCACCATCATGTGGGCTCTTTAGTCGTTGGACGGGGTAAACCGTAAAATGTAAAAGTAATTCATCAGAGTCTTGCACCATCCCTTTCTTGGTAGATCGTGGCGGTGGCGTGTAGTAAATGCCTCCGTTGGCTCCACGTGAATAGGGATATAGGAAGTCAGGGAACGCTACGTACTTTTGGGCTGGCGCACTGGGCCGTACTGACTCCGCTTCCTCTTCGGCTTGTCCGTCTCCAGCAACGATATCAGCGGACTTGAGGACTCGACCAAGCTCAATAGGCCCCCTTTTGCCAAATGAGTTTCTGTGCGGGCATCCCGCGCATCCTTCTCGGTTTTCTCTTTCGAACGCTTCACAGCTATGTGCCCACTTTGCGCTGGATAAGGACTGGGCGGCTTTACTCTCTGTATTTTTGTGGTCGTATCTGCTATCGTGACTGGACATATCGTGTATGGCAGTAGCGCCATCACGACACCTAGTGGCGACAGATATTCCAGCGTACCACAGTGGCTCCGGACAATCGTCTGAGGTGAGTAAGTATTTGATCTGCGCACAGCCTGTCCCTTCTATCGCACTCTTGTATGCAATGGTTTGAAAGTCATATTCAAAGTTGCCGTTTAGTTTGTCGTAAATTGCCTGAGTATCCTCATCAAGCCCCTTCTCCACCTTACGTAAATCAAAGGCTTCTTCTACTTCACCCAACGCGCCAAGTAGCTGATCCAGTGGGTAAGTGAACACATCGGTAAGAAGTACCGAGGGTGAAGGAGGATCGTATCGGTAATTACTTGTACCGGGGATGCGCATCAATCGCGCCGAGTCCGCTGGTATTGCCTCATCAATGATGAGGTTGTGGTCAAGGCATAGCTGCTTGAACTTGTTTGCATAGCCTACCCAAATGTCGCTGGGTAACTCTTCGTCAAATATCCAGTAGGCATGGATGCCACCACCGGAGTCAAGCATTACTGGCTGGGGCCAATTTATTTCAGCACAGAAACGTTGCAGTTCTTCTACTGCTTGCTCCTTAGTATCGTACTTGGCCTTACCATGCATCACGTCAATATCGAGAAAAAACGATTTGACGAATACACTGTTTATTTGTTTACGGCTCATACCCTCAAACGTACCGGGCGTGAAGTAAACATTTACTTTCTGATTGATGAAGTCTTGCGCTATCTTCAGTGCCTCATCTGTGTCAGTAGCAAATCTTGGTTTTATGACGCCCTCAGGTGTTATACCAGCGACGCACATATACCCCTGCGTAGGGAAAATCTTTTCAAAAAATTGGTTGTTCATGATCGCAGAGACAAAAAAGGCGGGGGCCAGCCCCGCCCATAAAACACGGACTACTTAGTCCGACGCTTTAAGCGACTTGCTATCCAAAGGGCGACCAAGAATGCCCTCTGCATATGCTTTTGCTTGTACATGACCACTGACAGGCAGTAGGCCACGTTCCATATCCTCCTCTAGTATTTCAATTAAAACTTCCACCTTGGGGCGGGTTCTATGGCGTATAGCCCCACCTCTAAACCAAGAATGGATACTCACACGGCTAGTCTCAAGAATCGCGGCAATGTAAGTAGCATTGAGTCCTGCGGCTACGCAGTGCTTTGCTAGATCAATGCCGAGGCTGTACTTGCCATCGTCTTGGTTAATGCGCTCTAAAAGCGCGGGGCTATACGGACGGGACATTACTTCTTAGCCCACTTCTTGACGATATCGCTAACGTCATCCACAGTCTCAGCGGTAGCCTTGCGAGAAGCTTGCTTAACCGGCTCAGGCATTGCCTCAGGAGCAGCTTCCTCATCGGTCTTGTACACAGTCAACTTAACTGCATTCTCTGCCGCAAGAGTCTTGCCTTGGCGGGCAATGGTTTCACGGATATCAGAGGGCACTGCACTGACTGGCGAGAACAACAAGCGTGGTACTGGAGAGTTAATGTCGAACTGCATCTTGGTGATAACACGCCCTGCCGAGACATTGTTATTAGCCAGCATCTGCACGTAAGGGCGGAAAGGCCAGCGACCATTGTCTTCTTTACCGAACGCGCTGGTAGCTGGGAGCACCAACTGATACACATCGCCTGATGGGTCGCTAGGCAACACCACTGCAAGACGCCATGACAGACGGCAAGCTGAACCTGTACCGCCTTGACCGGAACCCTTCACCGAGAATGGGCACTCTGCGCATGATGGGGCGCAAGGAGATTTAACCTCAGGGTCAGGAACCTTTGAGTCATTAGACCAGCAAGCAGGGGACAACTTAATGCCCTTCTTGTACGTTTGGTTGTAATACGTCCGTGATGCCTCGTGCGCCATCTTGACGATGATTACGTTCATAGAGTTGTCTGTGTTGACACTCTGTTCTTTACCGCCAACGATCTTGCGAAAGACACGCCCCTCAATAGAGATGCGCTTGTTGCCTTTTGTAGCGCCACCGGCTACGGCAAGGGTATCTTCATCAAGACCAAGGTCGATAAGGTCAGATGATCCGAGGATGTTTGCGAGTTCGTTACTCATTTTGAATTTTCCTAAACTAAAGTTTCACTGGTTGAAGAGGCCTTAAGCACGACAATATCGTACTCACGTAAGGCATTTATACCGGGCGGTAGGCCATCGCCCATACGCTCAGACATAAATTCTTTGAAGTTGCTTTGATGGATAGTCTTCGAGAGTAAATCAACTGATCCCTCAGTCTCAATAAACTTCTTGAAGTTATCCCAATCAGAGCAAACGTAGCGTTCCTTGACCTTGCGGGTAACAGTGCCAAGTCTTGTCTTGAAGCCGTTCATATTTGTTGCGTTACAGATCGCCAACATTGCGGATTCAAGTTTTTCCATATCTTCTTTAAGCAACTTATCTTGTCTGCTTAGCATCTCACGTTCTCTACGAAGCGTCAAATAGGTTTCTACTAACGGTTCTACATCATCCATTGCTATCTCCTTCTAATTCATCACGATACAGGTCTACTAACTTCTCGTGTAGGTCCACCTTGTTTTGCAACATGGTATACATACGCCGTTCCACCTCAGACCCTTGAAGGTGGATTACTGTCATCTTGTTCTTTTGCCCCACACGATCAATACGTGCAATGCACTGTAGGTATGTCTCTACAGACATGACCGGAGACCAAAACACCACGATGCTTGCAGCGGTCAGCGTTACGCCGTGGGATGCTGCTTGTGGCTGGATCAATAAAACTTGTGGCTCAGATGTAGTCTGAAACTTATTGAAGATCATCGTACGTTGGGTAGCTGACACATCACCTGATATAACTTCAGTTGATACACCATCCTTTGTTAGTGCGTCTTGTACCAATCGGATTGTGTGCTTGTATGGGATGAACACGATGACCTTATGCAGCGCCTCTTCCATCACCTCTTTGAGAACCTGCAATCGTGGAGATACATCGAACTCGACCACGTTGCCATCGTCTGTATATACAGCACCACCCGATAACTGAAGTAGCTTGGTCAGGGATGCGGCTGCATTGACTGTGCTTATGGTCTCGCCAGCAGCTTTGATCTGCATTTCTTTGAGTAGTGACTTGTAGTATGCAGATGCTTGTCCAGTCAGCGGCACTTCGCGGGTCTGATACATCACCTCAGGCAAGTCAAGGCATTGGTCTTTCTCGTAGCGGATAGCGGGCTGCAATGCCTTAAATACTGTATCACGCGACGTAGGCTTGGGGACCCATTTGAAGCGGGACACCTGAGTCAATACTGTATCGCGCCACGCAGTTTTATATTTGGGTACGCCGTTGGGGTTGATGAGTCTAGCAAGACCAAACGCATCCTCAGGAGATTGGGAAGCGGGAGTGCCTGTCATCATCCACAAGTAAGTAGATGGCTTGACGATCTTGGCAAGGGTACGCCAGCGCACAGTGCTCACGTTCTTGTATGCGTTTGCTTCGTCAATGATGATGAGATCAAAGTCACGTTCAATGATTGCGGCGCGTTCTGAATTCATACCGTCGTAGTTGATGACTACAAAGTCATAGTCCCCCTGAATTACTTTGTTACGGCGTGTGCCGTGAGCAATAGCACAGGTGCGGTGCATAGCAGTCTTGAACAAATCAGCTTGCCATGCGCTCTGCATGATGGACAGAGGACACACGACCAATACTCGTTTGATGAGGCTTTGGTTCATAAGGTAGTCTGCTGCCCAAATCGCTGCGGATGTCTTGCCTGTACCAGCTTCATTGAAGCAGAAAGCACGGCGGTGTAGCGTGAGGAATCGGGCTGTGTCACGTTGATGATCGAATGGCTGGAACATTCCGGGCCAGTTGTAATCGCGTTCAATAGGGGAAGGTATCTTGAATGTTGGTGACAACATCCGTGACAAGCGCTGAACTTCTTCGATGCCCCAGTACACCAGCACTTCGGCATGGTTCTCGGATTCACCGATCAACTCACTTTTATCTATGTACTGCGTGATCGTCCTTGCCACATCATGTGAGCAATGAAACTTCAGAGCAGTGTTATCAACTAATTCCATACTATCCTTAAACTAATGTAACGAAAGGGGGGAGCAACCCCCCCATCCGGTTAATCCTGTGACCAGAAAGGAGAAACGCCACCGACTAACTGACGCGGTTAAAGGGGAAGCAAAAACCCCTGTTTGACCCACTCACGCCTAACGGTCTAAGTATTATCGGGGCACAAATTCATTTGTCAAGTATTATTTTGACTGGAATTTCTAGGTAGTTTCCCTAAGCAAAGAAGTGCCGCCACTTCATGAAGTCAGCAAGCAACTTGTTCAGTTGGGGCTTGTAGTCCATGCGGTTGGCAAACTTCAACGTAGAGATAGCCCTCTGCCGCTGCTCCTTATCGTCATTCAAAAGCATAGCGCAAGCGTTGGGGATATCGTCGTAGTCTGCGAACTTAATGCCTGAATTAGTCCAGTCGTTATGGGCACTCATCTCGGATGTCTCGCACACAATAGGCACACGTTGCTCTATGGGCTGGAGAAACCTGATGATCGGGAAAAGCGCTGTCTTATAGAAATGTACATTAAGAACTATCTTGGACCTGACAATGTACGGCGCTAAGTCTTTCCCATAAGCACCGACTACCTCTACATTGATGCCACTATCTTTTAGCTTGCTGATGATCTTATCCCTACGCTCATTAGGTGAGCCATAGAACAATACATCTATATCCTTGGGGGCTTGGGGGGTCTTGTAAGCCACCGACTTGGTGGGTACGATTGGGATTAGGGCATGGCCCTCTGCCATAGGCGCGTTCTTCTCGTGATACTCAGCGATAAAGTAGTGCTTAAAAGTTTCCTTGTAAGCATCGTTATCAGTCCATGCCCCGTCGTTGAATAGCTGTTCAGCATTCAGTAGGATAGTAGATTTCCTATCCAAGTTTTGCTCTTTAACCCACTGAGGCGACCACCCTAGGCAAATAGATATGCCTTTCTGTGGGGCTTTGTTATCCTTCAATGTAACTTGGTGTCCAGCTTCTTTAAACATATCACGCAGGACTATCCCCAAATCACTAAACGCAAATTGCGCTGGAGCGTGGGGATTGTGGTCGACTATGTTGATGAGCATGGCTATTTACTACGTTCCCGCTTGCTCACCTCGGATACCAAAGCACCGGATGCGTTGCGTTTGAATGAACGGTTGCCTTTCACGGACTGGATAAAGTACCCATCCTTGTTAGAGCCGCCCTTAGATAACGCCTTGCGATGAGCTATATCCTTGCCCTCACGTGCATCGGCCTCGCCGTTATGGTTGCCATCCTTGCCTGTTTTATCTACCGCACGCCGTGCGCGTTGGCGCTCCATGCGGTTGCCGTGTTCATCTCGTGCCAACTGTTGTTGGTACTCTTTTTTATACGGTCTCGGTTTGTTTACGTAGGGCATCTTCTTGCTCCTTCATGTAGCGTATTGCATTTATAGTCATCTTGACTTCGGAAGCGGCAATAAGTAGTTCGTCAAGAGCTTCATCATACTTCTTGTCGAGCATGAATAGGTGTGCTTCTTTTAACGACTTCTCTGCCGCCATCATTGGATAGGAGTAATCTATTACTGATGTTATATACATTGTTATCCTCTATTGTATTCACAGGTTCGTACGGGACACCACTTACATAGTGGCGTAGGGTTTGTCTGCCACACATCGGTGACAAAGGAGTTTTGTAGGCGGGAAAGATCGCCAGCAAAGTCGTTCCAGTATTTATCCAAGTTATCTCTAGTGTACTCAGCCGTAATGAACTTCTCATCCATCACAAAGAGTAGACCAGCACTGATATCGGTAACGTGAGGGAAGTGGGCAAAGGCCATCATTGCCATAAGCTGAAGCTGCTTTGCGTCGGGGTACTTACTACTGCCTGTCTTGTAGTCCACGATAAACGCCTTCTCATCATTGACTACTAGCAAATCGGCAATGCCACGCGCCCAGTATTCCTTTGCCCCGAATGAACATGGTTCCTTCTCGTAAGTAACCGCCATACGATACTCGGGGAACTTGATTCCCTCCATCTCTTTCAGCGGGTCAACTTGCTTCTTGAATCGCTCGTAGTTTTTGGCTAGGGGCTTGTCATCCTTGACATAGTCTTCCAGCGCAGAGTGAACTTCTGTTCCGTAGCGCATCTCCTGTGTAGGAAACTTGGAAAACCTTTTTAATACTTTTACTTCTTGATACTGTTTAGGGCAATTGACGTAATCTTTAAGGCCTGAGTAAGACCATTTGATATCTTGGAGTTGCATGATTTTATAGAACTAAGAGTTATGAGGGTTCAATATTATCAGCAATCGCCGTAAGTTGCACCAGCTTTCGCCTCACAAGCCACGGGTAAACCCTTAGCCCAAACCGGCGGCTTTGACATGAGACCAGTTATCAACGCTATAGCCTCGTCTACCTCGTCATCAGGCACGACTACAACAGCAGCGTCATGGACTGTCAAAGCAACTCTATAGGTAGCATTTATATCAACCATCTGAGTCCCAACGATGATCCTAGCCAGGGCTTGAACCACGTTCTCCACCACGCCTCCGCCCCATATAGACACAGGCCCTTTACGTGAGTCATACACGACACGCGACTTGCCATCTACATACTCTCGACGTATGTTGGGATACCGGATACGTAGGTTATTAGGGAGGATGATGCCTTCAGCATCGTAAAACACACAACCATGCTCTCCAAACGGCAGTGGTTTAGTGAACTTATGGTTCATCATGTCTTCCAAAAGCCGATCCGCATCAGCCCACAGGTCAATGATCTTGTTGTTCTTGGCGCGGTAAACACCCACGATACGCTTGCATTCTTCCTCGGGTAGCTTGACGCTAACCGGCTGTGCGGTAGAAAGAGTATGCTGCAACTTCACCGCCCCAGTGCCATAACCCAGCCCAAGGATGCAAGTCTTACCCACGAATCGCTCGGTAGGGTCTGCCTTGGTGATCTTGCGCTCATAGACCTCCGTTGCAAAGATCGAGTACACATCTTCTCCGTCAGCAAACTGCTTGACCACATCGTCCTGACCAGCCAACCACGGCAACACCCGCGCTTCAATCTGAGATGAGTCTGAGTTGATTACCTTGTATCCCTCGGGCGGGACAATGGACTTCTTCAATGCCTTTTTCTTGGCATCTCGACTAGGTAGGTTCTGGAAGTTGATCTTGTCTTGACCCGACCAACGTCCGGTGTGCGCACCATAGTACTTCAGGGGGACAGGAATCATTCCCTTATTGCGTCTGCCGATCTCCATGAAACGCTCAATCCGCTTCTCTTCCAACGTGGATTTAGTCCCAAGGCGTACAGCGCATAAGTGTTGGATGAATGTATCCTCATGCTCAGTCAGCGCAATGAAGCCCTCGTCTTTTTTAGCAAGTGCAGTGACTTGCTTGCCGGTAGTGGGGCTTGCCTTCATCGGCACGACCACGCCAAACGACTCAAGCACCTTGGCAAACTTAGGTCCGCTAGATAGATTCTTACGTACGTCCTCTTCTGTCTCGCACTTAAGCTGCTCCATCAGGGATGACAGTAGCTCGGACTTCTCCTTGCGTAGGTCATCAAGCCGATCTCGTAGCGTATCCTCGTCCACGTAAAGCATGGGCTGAATGAACATCCGCAGTGTCATGTCTATCAGTTTCAGCTCCTCCATCGGGAACCCCTTGGACATGATCTCAAACAGAGTGTGGGTCAGGCGTACGTCATTGCAACAGTAGCTGCCGTATCGCTCCAGCTCCTCAGGCGTGAAGTCAAGCCGCCTCTTGCCTATGGCATCGTTGACCTCTGTGCCTTTTTCACCAATGTTATATTGTGTAGCAAGTTTGGCTAGAGAACCACCAACCTCAACGCCATGTACGGCTCTCGCCATACACAGGGTATCAAGGTAGACCATCGGTGTAATGCCAAAGTGCCAACGGAGAATCGCACCGTCAAACAGGGTGTTATGTGCCAACACCATACTGTTCTTCCAGTCAAACTTCCATAGCCACTTACGCATGGATTCCCTATCACCGGAGAACCACTGGGGCTCTCCAGCGTCAACCTGAACCGCTACACCTATAACTTCAAACCTCAAGTCACGAATGTATTCTTCCGTCGTTAGTTTTGAGAACCCAAAGTCTTTGGAGTAGTACGATTCAAAGTCGATTGTTATAAGGCTCATACTGCCTCTTGCAAAGCGTGTGCGTACCAAACCATCTTGTCGATGTCTTGTATAGGATTATCCTTATAGTTTGCGCGGCTCGCATACTTGAGAACATTACCTTTCAGGTAGCCCCTGAATTCCTCAGGTGTCAGCTTGGCTTTGATATAAGCAATCGTCTCAATGCCACCAACGGTGTAATGCGGGGGCTGATTCACCAAATCCAGTGCGGCTTGTTTTGCTACGCTTACCTTAGGTGCTTTAGGTTTCGCAGTGGGCAACTTACCGCTCCTCTTTAATGTGTTACGTGATACATACACAGTAGTCACAGGGATGCCCAATGCCGCAGCAATATCTTGGGGCTTAGCGGTTGGGGATTTCGCCATGTAGCGACGTACTTTATCTACTGCTGTTAGTTTGCGTTTCATAAAATTCTCCTAAAAGGGTGAAGGGGGAATGGATGATAAGTCCGGTTTTTTATTTGTCAAGTGTTTTCGATTTAGCTTCTCTAAAATCTTTCCATCAACTCTATCGAAAGGCCACCATGTTCTAAGCTCTTCTTGACTTAGCACTTCTGTCTTCGGGCGCGGTGACTGCTTCCTCTTTGGTGCTAAAGATGTGACCATTTATACATACTCTCCTTCTTTTTACTTGGTTACGTTTCAGTGTGCGGGTGTCTACTACTTCCGTCTTGGTTTTACACAGGGGGCATATCATCTCGTGGTGCTTTCCTTTGTTCCATAAATTGGTCGGCTAAGTTAAATGCGGTGGGGATAATAGCTTCTCCATGTTCAGTGAAGTTGCGTACTAGTAGTCCTGCCATAGCAAACATAGCTGCAAGGTCTCGTAGGTTTTGTTCGTGTTCAGTCATCATCGTTCTTTCGCGTGTTTGGATAAAGTTTTATTACGGTAATCAATGCCTGAGAAGTTCGCAAACTCAGCCAGTGTTCTTTGTTTCCCTAGACCATAGATACCTAGGTCTGCGTTGTATTGAAGCATCGCTACCATCCTAGCCTTGGCCTTCCTATCCAAGTCCCACCATCGCTCACTACGCACCTTGTCCTCACGCTCTACCCAATGAGTCTCACGGAAGTTACTTGCTACATCAGATGTGCTATACAGGTGATACACAGGGACGTTGGGTACGTGATAGATATTCCACCCATGTGTGTAGGCGCGTACAGTAAGCGTCTGTTCCTCCCCCTCAAAATACATATTGGGGTCATAAGGCACTTCGTATACGAACCGACCATGCGTAAATACAAACCCGCCAGCAATGTGGAATGCCTCAATAGGTGTATTGGTCTCGACTATCTTGTTACCTATGAAAGTGAGAATCAAATCCTCTTCCCGAAACTCACTCGTAGGATTGACTAGACTTACCATTACTCCAGTAGTTGATTTCTCAGGGACAATGACACCTTCACGCATAAAGAACGGCGAGGGGTAGCTTGACATCACAAACTTAGGTGACATCATTGAGCACACCGCTGCCTTTATAAGTAGTGATTCATCCCAGTCCTGATCGAATACTGTATGGGCATCGACTTGCATGAACCATGTCTCCCCTGAATACAGACTCATAGCAAGCGAACGCGCCCAGCAAGCTCCTCGTGCGTCCTTGATATCAATGCCTACGTATCTCACCTGAGACTTGATATCGTCGTACTTAAGCCTTCTCTCATAGAAGTTCTGCTCCACTATGCCGAAACGCAACCGGCTTGGATGTTTTGCCTTCTCAAGCGCGTTGCGTACAGTTTGTTCTAGCAGTCCATCGCAGTAAGAAGCAAGGCTAATAAAAATAGTCATATCATTCATTCCAAGGCCCCATCAGCTTGCGTAAATTGTTTATTGCTTCAGCCGCATTCTTCAGTAGCATCTGCATCTCCTCAATACGCTCTTGCTGATTTTGCATACGGACATACGACTCCTCAGCAAACCTAGCCAAGTTTTCGTTAGTCCACGCAGCAAAGTTCGGTAAGTCGTTCATAGTAAGTACTCTCCGGTTGGCTTAGGGCAATGCTCAGGCGGTACAACTACGCACCACACTGCGCTCCACTTGCCCGGCCCTTTGCCCACCTTGGGAATCCATCGGTCAATGTAAGCGTCAGGCATCTTCTCTAAGCTACGCCCTGCGTTGGTGTAGTTCATGCTGAGATAGTTTGATATATCAATTAGCGTTAGGCCATCGTGGTACTTCTGCAATAGCATTCGTATGCGGTGTTGGGGAGGCGTGTTCATTACCAGCCCCCACGCTCAAGTCGGAACATATTGCGCCACCGCGCTTTGAGGATTTCCCAAATGCTTTGGTTGCGTAAACGCTCCAATAGTTCAGCCCGCTCCAGTAGCAGTTCAGTGTTGTGCATGGACAGTAGCGCCCATGCTT